CGCACCCATTGTGCGCACACCTCAAGTTGAACTAAGTTCAACATCCACGCGTATGTTCACCTCTGATACTATTCGATCTGATGATGTTCCTGGTAGTACTGTACACGTGTACTTTAATACCCGGGACTTCGCTGGCGACCCTGACGGCGATGACCTTAATGTACCTCCTTATCGGAGGTACTATGAGGAAATCTATCCGAAACAGTCGTCAAAGAATACAAAGAAGGAATGGAACACGTTTGAACATTTTAAGTCCAAACTGATCCCTTCTACTCTTCCAGGCACTCTTGAAGTTCAACTTCAAGATGTATATAGCGACACGACAGGCTACCAAGCCTATAATGCCGCTATACCGGCCCTGGCATCACTCGATAGTACTATGTACGGAGCAGACGGGTATTTCCCATATGGGATTCCGTCTTTATACGTGAAGAGATCTGATGGAGGCTTCGTGCCTCCCCCAGATGAGCTTGAAGCATTAAAAGACCGCTCTTTAGCGGCTATGCTTCCATTAATTAAGCCTGAGCTTAGTCTTATAAACTCAATAGTTGAGCTAAAGGACTTCGCTTCTCTTCCGCACACCATGACGCGTATTGCGTCTTTGCCTAATCTTTTTGAACAGGCAAAACTCTATATAAAGTATCCTTCTTTCGGGTTTAGAACCTTTGGAAGGCCACTGAGAGAATGGTTCCGTGGAGCAGCAGATGGATATCTGCAGGCCAAGTTTAACTTGGTCCCGCTTCTATCTGACATTAAGGGCGTCCGTGACGCCTTGTTGCGAACTGAACGTCGTTTAAACGACTTCATCACTCGCTCGGGGAGGGTCCAGCACAAGCACTATACAGTGCCCTTTGCTGAAGGACCACTTCTGACTAAAACAGAACATAGCATACCTATCATTGGTGTAACAGCCAAAGGATACGGATATGCTAGTGATGCTAAGTCAGAGTATTTCTACTCCCGTACTCAACCTACGTTCCATGCAGAAATTGAGTTTAATTACAATTACACTCAATACCAGCTCGAGCATGCTCGAATTCTCGCACTCTTAGATGCGCTTGGGGTTAACTTTAACCCGGCGATCATTTGGAATGCGATTCCCTGGTCTTTCGTTGTTGATTGGGTCTTTGGCGTGAGCCAATGGCTTAACAAGCAACGAATCGGCTTCATGGATCCGAAGATAAACATACGTCGATACCTATGGTCGGTGCATCGGGATTTAACTATTCGCGTGGAACGTCAAACGACGTCGCGCGTATATTACTTCCTTGGTGCACCGCTCAGATTAAGTCCATGGGTATCAATGCCGACGGTAGCTATCTCTTCTTACAGAAGAGAGGTAGGTCTACCTGAGGCTAGCTCGATTATATCGAGCGGGCTGAACGCTTCTGAGTTCAGTCTTGGCGCCGCTCTAGTGATAGCACAAAAGCGGTCACTAAAACCACGGACCAGTTGGCCAGCGCGCTTAGCGCTGTAACCTCTTAGTCCATTTGGTATAAACCAAGAAACGTTAACTCACATGTCATTAGCTACATCGCTAAACACAAACGAAATAAAGAACTCGGCAGGCACGGAAGTTGAATTCCAACGCCTGTCCAGCAAAGACCGTCAAGTCCTATATGCTCAGATAACTGAGCAATATGCCTTGCCCCACCGGATGACTGTAAGTCATCAGGAATCTGGGAGTGGTCTCAAGAAACGGCGGCGGTCGGTCGTGCGCTTTGACAAAACTGTCATGAGCACGGTCGATACGACCCTTCCTGTGACTATTTCGGCGTATACAGTATTGGACACCCCTGTGGGTGCATTACTGGCTACGACTGAACCTGCTCACGTACTCGCAGAGTTGATGTCGTTCTGCGCCTCTTTGGGCGCTTCGACGACTATTCTCTACGATTGTACTGGCAACGGTGCAGCTGCGCTTATCTCGGGTGGGCTGTAAGCCTGACCGCGATCCATTCGAATCAAAAAAGATTGTGAAAACTCTCTTCAGATTCTTGTGCTTTTTGGGAATCGTGATGTTAATCACGATGCTCCCTAAAGTGCATGGGCAGTCCACAAATGATGTGGCTGTTAGCGAAGTTCTCGTTACTCCATCAACTCAGCCGATTATGACCTGGGTCCACTGGATCGCTATGATCCTACTGAACTTGGGCCAGTTTCTACTGAGCCTTTTCAAGAGTAACGACATTAACTAAGGACTGTAAGTTGTTACATAGCTTAAAGCAGTAACGGAACCATAAAACTCGTAACTATCGAGCTTGTCGGGAATAAAAACTGTGCCGTGTCCTGGAATTAACCAGCCACGCACGTTTAGATTCGCCGCCGGGCTCGGAGCCGTGTAAATGATTCCGTCTGTTAGTATGTAATGCCCTGCATTGTCCAACGACCCCGCTAATACAGCCTGTACTCTACCCTGTAAAGGGCGAGGAAAAGGCTTATTGATTATCGAGGGGAGGAACGACTTGTTTATCTGTCTCTTTACTGAGATGGTTGACATATCTTAGTTATGTTTAGTTGAGTGAATCGTGTTAGAGCGTGTAGCTACTAGGATGGTTTCCAATAATATGGTACCAGCTAATAGCCTAGATCAGACAGTTAGTCTCATCGCCACACTCTTACACGACGTTCATACGTCGCATGGAGTTGTGTTCAACAAGCGAGCCCTGGTGTTGACCCTAAATAAAGTCAATAACCGAGCCCGTAGTGAAGGATTGAGTTTTCTAACGAAAACTCTTCCACGTCTTGGCAAGGCCTTTGATAAGGCCCTTTCTGGAGATACTCCGCTAAACGCTGCTGCATTGAGGATGAAACCTCTTTGTGCAGGTAGTAAGCTGCCGAGGTTTCTCGGTGAGCTAATTAGCAGAGTTCTCTCCCACGACGGGGAACTCCTTCACAATCCATGTGAATACTGTGTCAGATCAATAAGACAAATACTGTACTGTTTTTACAAGTACAAATTGCCGTATGAAGACGAAGAATGCAAGCGAGTCCTTTCTCAGTTTGAAAAAACGGAGATTGAGCTCAAAACAACGAACGCAATTCTGGCGCGAGCTAGAACTGCGTATGAAGAATGGGTCAATGAAGGTCTCCGTAGATACCCCAAAAGGGCATCTTTTGGTGACCTGGTCTCTGGATATTATTCCAGACGACACGTTCCTGATAGACTACCTACGTGTAGTCAGAGTGATGAGCATCCAGACAACAAATCTGGGGGCCATGACTCTGCCGCACGCGACGGAGTTTTTCAGGAATCAACCCGTATCCTACATGGTGATAAGTTCCAGCCTGATAGAGGCAACCGACGAACCTTCGTCGATCCCTCGATGCATGGCGGATCTCGTGCGCCCAACCCTGGGTACACGGAACTTCCTCAACTACACGCTTACCGAAGCGGTTTTGAGGATGGACTCATAAGAGTCGAGTTCAATCACCTACGCGCTGCGCGAGCACTCCTATCGGATCTGTTTGCGCATTTTGACCCGAAAAACATATATCCGTGTCACGGTCCTGGAGCCGTTGCTACCAAGCAACGTCTCTGGTCCAAGTACACGTGGTCTAATGTTTCGGCGAATATCACGCGCTGTTACCCCTTCGACGAATATTTTCAATCGTCGTTGGGCCATACGTGTGATACCTATCATGGCTATTCAGCCATTAAGGAAGCGAATCTTTCAGCTCGAGTTATTCTCGTGCCAAAGGATTCGCGCGGGCCTCGCCTTATATCCTCAGAACCCGTTGATTATCAATGGATTCAAGGTGGATTAAGGAAGGCTATCGTTGAGCTGGTTGAAACGCACCCACTTACAAAGTGGAATGTGTACTTCAGCAGCCAGGTGACTAACCAGAAAGGAGCCCTCTTGGGCTCCTCGACTGGAAGGTACGCGACACTAGACCTTAATGAGGCTAGTGATCGCGTTAGCACCGAGCTCGTTCGCCTACTCTTCCCACCTCACATGTGTGAAGTGTTAGAAGCTTGTAGGAGTTCGTCTACTGTAATGCCGGACGGTCGAGTACTTGAGCTTGAAAAGTTTGCGCCAATGGGTAGCAGTTTATGCTTTCCAATTATGGCACTTACTATTTGGGCGATACTCGCGTCCGCTCTACCTGACACCAATGCTGGCAGAGAAATCTGCGAACGCATTGCTGTGTACGGAGATGACGTGATAGTTCCAACGGAGTTTTCCGTGAACGCTATCGAACTACTCGAGTCATTTGGTTTAAAAGTTAACCGTGACAAGAGTTGCATCAGCGGACTCTTCAGAGAGTCCTGTGGAGTCGACGCCTTCAAAGGTATCGAGGTCCAACCTGTCCGATTCAGGACGGTCTGGTCGTCATCTCGCAGCCCTGATGTTTATACTAGTTGGGTGGCTTATGCCAATTCCTTCTATGATAGACATTACTACCATACTTACGACAAAATCGTAAGCTGGTTACACCATGTATATGGTGACATCCCGGACGATGATACCTCATTAAAGAGGTATCCTAGTCTTCGCGTAGTAAATGACAATAAGAAACCCATACGAACCCGGAATAATAAGAAGCTTCAGAAGCTTCAACATTATGTTTGGGTCGTAGAGTCACCTTCTATTATTAAGGAATTAGACGGATGGTCGATGCTTCTTCGGTATTTTACCGAAGGCAGAGCCCAAGCCGCCATGATTCCGGAAGGTATCGGGCCTTACGATTCAGATAAATTAAAATCTGAACCGTATGAGCCGTTCTCAGTCAGGAAGTACACTCGCCGTG